CAACCATAAGGTCAGGATTGTAAGCATCGCTTTTATCTTCCATGTACTTAACTGGTTCAACATGATCTACTGTGTTGGCATCGGGGGATTGGCAGTAGTAACAGGTGTACATGTCACGCGCTAGCACCATTAACCTAACAGTCTTGTACTTACGCTGACTGCGTGGGTCACCTCGCTTTGTAGCCATTAGTAGTACCCATGTCTCTTGTGAAAGGCTAAAGCATTACACATAGTTACATACCTCTTATGAGTATAAGCAATAGTTAAGTCTATCTGTGTGTATGGGTCTTTAGATTGGTAGTGCTTACTACGCATCTGCCCTATACCAAAGTGACTACCATTAACAGCTAAGTAGTTGTACTTACTCTCTAACATTAGAATCGTATCCATACATATAAACTCATTGAAGTTAAGTACTCTGCTATGTAAATAGAGCCGTAGTTGATCTACAGAATATGTAGCCCCATAAGAGGGCATAGGTATGGCCATAAGTAAGAGCAGTAATAGAACAAGCGATAATAACTGGAGTGATTTACATCTAGCTACTAAAGAGTTAGAGAGTCTCACTCTATTGAGAGTTCTTTCCTCTCGCGCCTGTACGGGTCCATCGTACATGGTGGTGTCAAGCATATTGATATAAGTGCTGGTCAGAGTGCGTGTCATTATCGCACCCTGGCTAACTTTGTACGATGTAATGCAGCTTTAGAAGGTTCACCTAAAGCAAACAAAAAGGTTTGAAAGCTAATAGCTTTACTGCTCCCGTCAGGGCGCTCGAACTTAAGATCGGCAGGAGTAGCCATAATGGCATCTGCTTTTTCCCACAGTTGAGCAAACCATTTACTTCGAGACACGACAAGCAAAGCAATACCATTGCCATTAGATGTAAACCTTTCGGCCCACACTCTTGCATCGCTAAAGGGCGGATTCATCCACACAAGAGCCCCCCCCCAGTCTTTACTTAAACCGTCATCGGCCTGGCTAAACCAACGCTTTGCAGGTATCCAGGGAATACCATGAAGAGGAGCAGCTACATCTATGTCAAACTGCAAATCCATAGCCTCAAATAGCCATTTAGGGGTGTAATAGTCATTAGAGGTCATTGCCTGGTTGGCAATGGTAAACAAGCTCAAATCGCTCATTGGCCGCCCCAACCCGTACCCTTAAAGCTGACACCTGGTACGCCATAGACCTGCCTCATGGCATAACTGCAGCAATAAGGTGCATTATCTTCATGGATAGATCGCTCGACAGTAAATCGCATTGAGCAGCTAATACACTCATACTCATAGCTCGGCATTAGTCGCAGTCCATGCCAATATCTACCATGAGACACACGGACATGTAGCTACACACTACGCATTGCAGTACTTTTACATTGCTAGGCAGGTTATCGCTAACTATGCGCTCTAACTGATCTGTGACCTTGCCACAATGGCGGCAGCTGTAACTAATCTTGTCCATAGCTAGATTTCTTTAAGTAGCGCATCTCGAATAGGTAGGGCTGTGGCACCCAGTAGCTCTCCTGGCGTGGGTGTTTGTACTTAGGCACCAGGGCCATAACGGCAGGCATCCAGCCCACTAAGCGATACACAGGTGACTTACCAACAACTAATACACAGACATCGTTAGGCCTTGTGGATTGATTAGCCTGCAAGATAAGCGCCCCATTGGCATAGCGAGTGTGCTTTACCTCGACCCGTGTGCCTACATCTGCCTCAGACTTAAAGGTATTAACAGAAGGGTTAAAGCCTGTGATACCAAACCACTCAGCTACAGCTATCTCTGCTCCAGCGCTCTCTGCATGTTGTGTAATCATGTCGTGATAGTTGAGATTTTGCCCATATAGGCGAAAGTAAGAATCATCCATAACTCTGGCACGATCTAAAGCTGCTTGGTGCGCACTTATCTCCTGAGACCTATCCAGGATGACCTCATCTAGCCGCGACATTGTGAACATAGCCATATAACCGCCTCGCCGCTCATGTCTTTTAGTGTGAAGCCGCCCAAAGCGGGTTTATCTACCTCGCAACAGTCGCAAAACTTGTCAGCTAGTGAGGTGATAGTGCCGTCATCATGGATAGTGTTAGTAACACCGCTACCTATCTTGCTAAAGCTAATCTCACCCATTACAGCCACACAGGCGAGCATTGGTCTTGGCGCTCTTTAGCCTTGCAAAAGTAGCCCGACCACTTTTTAGCAGCCTCAGGTTTTGAGTGTGTCAAGCGCATCTCACCATGCTTGCAATGAGGCAGTTGTGCAGGGGAGTGGCCAAGCTGCTCTTTGACTAAAGTGAGTACATTGCCTAGATGCTCGGTACCAGTTTCAATTTCGGTTTGTTTAACTGTGAGAGTGGCCCAAAGATCTGTTTCATCTTTACTGGGTGTGGCCTCGTATTCCACACGCGCCATATCTTCACGGCTGGGGCGAGTAGTGGTAGGGGATAGGAGCTTTATTGCTCTAGATATTGCTGAGGTAGAGCAGTCCTCTACAAACCATTTCTTCATATTTTGCGGAAGCGTTGCAACATTGCCGTAGGCAATATCTACGGCGCTTGGCACCGTGTCCTCATACTCTCTAAATATCTCAGCTCTGATAAGGATTGTGCCCGCTGCAAGATTGACCTCTTGGATGTGGGTGACTATGCGCCCTGTTGGGTATTCCTTGCGGAAGCGGATAATTGTGTCGTTAGCTGTTTCGTAATTATCTAGGAAGTTACTCATCGCTTGGCCTCAGCTTCTTTTAGCGCTTTAGCTATATTACGCCCACGTAGGTAACCTTCACCAAGACCTACTTTGTAGCCCATTTCATAAGCTGCGTAGATAAATAAGCCCATGAACAGGCAAACCATACCTACTACGATTAAATCTAAACTGTTCATCTTTCGCCCTTTGTTAAGGCCGATAAGCTACTTATCCGAGTAGCCCTCTCGGCGTGTGTAGTTAAAGTATGACTCTACCTACTGACAAAAGGCAACGCGACACGCGCTACTTAGCTAGCCTGTCTTCTAGCATCATCTCGTAAATCTTATCTACCCGCGCCTCTATACGATCTACGCGGCCTCGTAAGTTATGGCCGCCGTTATTATCGGGCCTTAGCTCTGCCAGGTAATACTTAACAAGGTGGCGAACAAGCCCAGCCATAGTGCCACCTAGCGCTGCTATCCCCAAAGCTAACGCAATATATGACTGGGCCTGAGTCATTACTTTTTACCTACGCCGTACTGTGTCTCTTTAGGGTCAATACCCTTTAGCACAGGTGCAATGAGTGCAGCTATAAAAGAGTTCATTAAGACTTTTGGGTCAGAAATGCCGCTTAGATATAGCGCACCTGCACAGCTAATAGCAGCACGCAGGTATGAGAGGCCCGCTGCCTTAAGTTGCGCGTTAATTGGAGTCCGCCCATGTAATGACTGCAAAAGTGAAAGATGGTGTAACGCCGCCAATGGTGTACACAACTCTCAAAGAGTCAGTAAAAGGAGTCGCTAGTCGGATGACCTCGCGAGTAGTACCAGTTGCCTGGGTAAAGGTTGCAATAGTGCTGTAGTTAGTGCCGTCTACTGTGTCTTGCACTACGACATCCAGGGTAGGGGCTGTGCCACTAACTGCCGTTACATTGAGTTGTAGAACCAATAACCGTGCAGCCGCAAAGCCTGTTACAGCGGCGGCTGAAGCTGTAGCTGTTCTAGCTCCTGAGGCCAGTAGCGTTACCGTACTAGCGGGGTTATTAGCTTGTTGTATATCGCTCATGGTGTCTCTTTCTGTAGTTCAGGAGTTTTGTATACTGGCCTTCCATAGCCAACTACTCCTGAGTGATTACCTAAAGCCCTTGTTTTGAGCATGACCTGGCCACCGTTGCGGTCTTTGCCTGCAGGTGAGGTGTTGCCCTCAACCGTGACTATGGCTTTGTCTGAGCAACGGATCACTAGGCCAATATGGTTAATGATTGTTTTGTCATCATCGATAAAATCAAAGAAAACAAAGTCACCTACCTTTGGCGTATCAAACCAATGGTTAGAGGACTTAAAGCACTCAGCCCCGTCTTTGGTGCTAACGCAGTCAGGCACGGTCACCCCTGCCTCATGAGCTGCCCACATAAGAAAGCTGCCACACCAGGGCAAAAAGTTACGCTTGGTAAAGGCCCCGTATTTAGTCTCATTGGACTTGGGGCCTTCTACCGTGCCTACCTCAGCTAGTGCCACTTCTATCATGCGGGCATGAGTGCCTTGTGCGTACTTACTCACTTGCCTAGTTTTAACCCGTCAGGAATTGGCTGTGAGTATTCCCAAACAAGGATGTAGTCACCTGCCCCGTCTGAGTCATTTTGCAGCGTAATTGTGCCGTCCATAAAAGACTTTGTGCCCTTTAATTCTGGGTAAGCTGCCAAGATAGTTTCATATAATGTCATTTAATTAACTCCTAATCCATACGCCAGAGAATCTACTCTGAACACCAAAACTTACTGTCCCACCACCTACATATGCGTACAATTCGGCGTAGTCGGTTGTGCCGTTCATATAATAAACTTCAGAACCTGAACCAATCCATTGTCCATCTGCACTTGTCGTGGCACCTTCATAACACGCGAATATGTTTACCGCTGCGCCATTGATGTACAAACGCGCCATATACTGATTTGCAAGAGTTGTTGAAATCATATCCGCAGTCATATTGAATTGATAATATCCCGCTTTGGTCGGTGTAAATCTGCTTGAAGCAAAATTAGAATCAGTGTCAAATGTTTCTGTTCCCAAAGTTACTTTTGTAAATACACCAGCCGTGACACCTGTTTGGATTGTAATTCCAGGAGTGGCGCGAAATGCTGGGCCACTAGAGCCGCTAGCCGTTGCCCATACAGGCACACCGCCCGTAACTGTCAGCACTTGTGATGTAGAGCCAATACCTAAACGACTTAACGCCCCTGACCCTGTGCCATAAAGTAAATCGCCATTAGTAGTTAGCGTGCTAATTGTAGGCGTAGTTAGCGCAGGGCTTGTAAGCGTTTTATTTGTAAGAGTTTGTGCCGTTGTTTTATCTACTGTAACACTTGTATCTATAGATACTGTTACCGTGCCACTTGTACCCCCGCCGCTAATACCCGTACCAGCTGTAACGCCTGTGATGTCACCAGGGTTTGCCCCGTTCCATATAGCTGCGCTTGTACTTGAAAAGTAAAGGGTGCCGCTGTCATATTGAGCCAAAGCGAGTGATCCGCCAGTAGATACTGTGGCAGTACCAGCTGTAATTGTGCAGACCCCAGCGCCTATATTGGTAATAGTCAAAGTATCGCCAGCTGTAAACAGAGCAGTATTAACTGTAATAGTCGTAGGGCTTGCGTTGCTCATAGTGATACGCGTACCAGCATCGGTAGCTACCAGGGTATAACTTGCAACTTTAGCGCTTACGGTTTGGTTGTAATCGTTAGCTTGCAAGGTGGTCATCTGCGCGGCAGTTAATATCTGCCCCGTGGTGAACGATTGTTTAGCCATATCTTTATCTCCTTAGTAGGTCAAAACGCCAGTATCGAGTAAGCCATAAAGCGCGCTATCTAACACAAAGCCGTCAATGATTGGCTCTAGGGTTGTGAAAGTAGTACGCCAGGAATTAGTTGTAATATCCATAGCAACGCCAAAGACCTGCAAAGTCTTAGTAAGTGTGGAGTTACCAGGTTGGGTAGTGCTAACCGTTACAGGGTCAAAGTAATCAAGATCTAAAGCTGCAATAATTCCTAAGTCATAATCGTTTGTGTATAGGTCTAGGGTGATTGCATCGCATCGCACGGAGGTACTCGCTCTAGAGGCCACATAACTTTGAGCGTATTGCAGCGCTACTGTGTCAGTCTCCATAAGCAGGTTTTGCTGGTTATAGGAGTGAGTAAAGTACTTAGCAATAGAAGCCGCATCGCTTGCGCTCTGTGTTGTTCCACCTGTGCGGGTTATCTGCGCTGAGTTATACACAAGAGTGTCATCTAAACGCCAAACCGCATTGTTATAGCGGATGCCTTCACCTGTATCGCTAAAGACTACTGGGGTAGTACCGCTACCAGCTGTTGTAACCGCACGGTCTTGAAAGGTAAAGAACCCAGCTGCATCTACATAGAGTGAGCCGTATTCGCTCAACTCCACGGTCTGCATAGCTGCAAGGCTTGTGCGAGCTGTGCCTGGGTCTGCCTGCATGGTAGTTAAACCTGCATCTACATCGCGCATACCTGCGGGCCAGTCAATAGAGTCCAATATGGAATTGATCCGAGCGCCCGATAGTTGGCCTGCACTAGCTGTAGCTACTGTGCTTATCTGTGCATTTTGTGCCAACCTGAAAGCATCTACAGCTTCAATAGTTGTGTAAGCAACATCGCCCACATCTTTAGGAGTAATAGTGTTGTAGCTAGTTATGTAACCGCTGAAAATGCTGTAATTGACACCTGCATAGTTGGCACTTATCTGCACCTTGCGCATTGGTACAAGGAGGCCGTAGTAAGGCCCGTTCACATTTTGTGGGTTAAAGTCACCGTTTAGATCTACTATGCGCATAGATAGGCTGCCTGTTTGGAATTGGTCAGCCTGTGGGTTACGCCCGCGCCTGGTTGAGATTCTATCTACCTGGTTAGAGACATCCACAATAACCGCTGTGCTATCGCCTAACAGGTTCGTGCCTAACTTGCCTGTGCCTAGCACCATAGTTTGAGCAAAAGAGGGGCCAGTAGAAAAGTTGATAGTTGCGTTAATCATTGGAATCGTCATACGACACCAGCCGTAGTTAATGGATCTCCGCCACGGTTAAGTTTTTGGATTGCATCCTGGATAAAATAAACCAGGTCTTGTTCACTACCAACAGCGCCTGCATTAATATTGATAGTGGCGTTGGTGTAGTTACGGTCTGCGTTTTGTGTAGGGTTGAAAGTAACGCCTGGGATATTCTGACTGCTCACCATTGCCGCTGCCGCACTCAATACATTGTTATCGTAGTTACGGTCTGCGTTTTGTGTAGGGTTATATGAAAGCCCTGGGCCAGTAGCCCCGCTTGATGCAGCTGATAGAACAGAAGCGGCTGTTACAGCTTGTGGGCTTATTTTTACCCCTGCCATAGCCAATAACAGGGCTAGGGCTTGGTTAAGGTTATCTAAATTGATTAAGTCTTTAGGCTTAAAGCTATTAAGTACCGCGTTAATATCTACTAATTTAACCGCCTGGTTATTGAGTACACCCAGGATTGCTAAATCCTTGTTTAACTTAGCTGATAGGGCAGTAGCGCCTTCTACATCTTTAGCCGCTATTGCATCTTCTAATCTAAGTATGTCTTGCTTAACTGTTAGGCGTACTAAGTCATTAGCTATCTGTAACTTCTGTTGATCTGTGGCATTTACGCCTAGCTTGTTGATCTCCTCTTGCTTAGCCATAAGAGCAGCCTGGATCTGAATAGCATCCATATTAAATACATCTTGGCCTTTACCTAAAGCTAGCGCGGCCTTGTCTAGAGCTGCTTGGTCTTTCTTTGCCTTAGCAGTTGCAAGGGCAGCAGCTGCCTGGGCTTTAGTTTGTACGGTAACGCTTTTAGCGTTTTTGAGCGCTAGCGCGTCTGCTGCCTTTTTAGCATTGTATGAGGAGAAGGTACCGCCTCCTGCTGAGGCTAATTTCTCTGCCGCGTCTGCTGCTTTGTATTCTTTGCTAAAAGCATTAAGCCGTTTAATCATTTCTATAGGGCTACCGCTACCAGTAATAATATCTACTACACGAATTAAGCGAGCAAAGCCAATAACGGCATCGCCTACGGCACTTGCTATAGATTCAATAAGGCTAAGGGTTTTAGGTAGTCCACCCGACCCGCCTAGAGTTGTAAGGGCATTAACAAGGTCTTTACCTAAAGACTCACTTGCGTTAGCACCTGCTACAGATAACTTATCTAAAGCTCCTGCGTAAGAGTCAGCTGCTACTTGTGCCTGGCCCTGGCTGACCTTTGCTACTTGAGCGAGAATATCCTCAAAGCTCATAGCTGCTAGCTCAGTCTTCGTTAGCCCTAAGTTATATTTCATTAGCCCGCGAGTATTGCCCTGGTAAGCCTTTGCTAAATCGGCAGCGACATTAACTACATCGATACCGCTCATAGCACTTAGATCTAGTGCAGACTTAAGTAGGTCTTGAGACTTAACATAATTGCCTGTGGCAGTTAATAGAGACTGGTAAGCAGGTCTTAGCTTGTCATCTACTACACCATATTGTCGCTCTAAATCCCCTATAAACTTTTTAACAGCAGGGTCAGCAAAGGCTAGACCTAAATTATCTAATGTCTTAGAAAGTACTTTGGCTGCTTTGTCATCTGCTGCAAAGGCTTTAACGGCAGACATGGCCCCGCGTACGCCAAAAGCAACACCAAAGGCACCAGCTAAACCTTTAACGCTTTTAGTGAGCTGCTTAGTCGCTGTCTCGGCTTTACCAAAGGCTTTTTTGCCTGTGTACTCGGCGGCTAAATTGATTACTACGGACGGATCAGCGGCCATTGTAGCCAACCTCCTTATAGAACCTAGCGCGAGATGCTTCTATTGCTTTGATTACAGCTGCGTTAGTCTTGCCGTAGTCCTCTTTCCAGGCTCTAAAGATTGCGCGGCCTTTCATTTTTTGCGAAGGACGGCCACGGCCTACATAATCGGCAGCGTTTACTATTTCGCTGTATTGATTCATAGCCTGGATAAATAAATCTCCTGCGCCTGGGTTATTACTCTTAGATTGACCTTTGCTACCTGAGCGAATTACTTTTCCAAAGTTTTCATGAAAAGGAGATATAACTCTGTTCATAGGTGCTTGCTCACGCCCGTTAGGGTGCTTGCGCCCAGCTGTTTCATAGATTGCACCTGAAGCGCTGTTATTAACAATACGGGCCAAAGCTCTAAAGCCCTCACGATTTGGCCGTGAAGGTGTTGTCTTGTAACCAATACCTGCTTTAGCTGCTCTACCGTCCCACTCAGGGAACTTTGCAGTAGCGCTAGATCTATCCCAATTACGGATAGGGGAGTTATTAGGCACATACCCACGCGCTCTAATAGTTACAGGCTTAAGCAGTCCAGCAATTTCTTTACGTATTTCTTTAGCTAAGTCAGGTGTAAATTTTTGCAGGGCTTTGCGAAGCTCAACGCCGCCTTTTATTTCTGTTGGCATTTTCCATATCTTTCGCTCGGTCTTGCAAAACTTTTAACATATTTCTAAACATGGTTTCATCCAGGTCTAGAAGGTGCTGGGGTGGGATTCCCGTTTCAACGGCTAGCTGTGCAACCAGGTAACCAAAGGAACCCCGCCCCACTACCCCAAAGGGTCATCATCTAAAACCTCGACCTTAGATAATGTCTCTAAGAAAGTAGCGCCAAAAGGCTCTACAA